AGAATTTTGTAAATATTCCGGGATTACCCCAGTACAACTGAGAGTACTATTCTGGTCTAAACCAAACAAAACCTGCAAAACTTGGAGTGTAATGTCCACTTTGCAACTACTTTTTATAAAGGAAAATTAATATGGCTACTATTGCAACAGACCTGTTTCGAAAGAGTAATCTTGTTAAGCAAGAACTGTTTCCTGAACAAGGTTACAACTACGACGCAGTTACAGTAAACGAAGCTGCTATTAAGACCTACGCAGTTGGTACTGTGCTGGGGAAGGTTACCGCTTCAGGTAAATACAAAATCTGCGTTCAAACTGCTGTAGACGGTTCGCAAACTGCTGCTGCTGTTGTCGTTGCAGATTATAGCATTGCTGCTACCACTGACACCAAGGTTCTGGCTATGGTTCGTGGTCCAGCTATTGTCTCTAAGGACGCTTTGGTTCTGGATGCCTCTCATGACCTGCAAGCTGAGAAAGATGCAATCTATGCTTCTTTGACCGCTCTGGGCATCTTGGTTGCTCCTACAGTCTAATAGAAGAATAAGAAGGAAAATAATATGTCTAATGTTCGTAGTTTTACCAATCCTTTTGAGATTGTAGACCGCACCAATGATATCAACTTGGTCCCAAATCTGTGGGGCAAGCTGCGTGAAGATGGTTTGTTTGCTGAAGAATCCGTTGCTCAGAATACTATCACTTTTGAGAGCACCACTGGTACTATCGCTGTGATTCCTGACCAAGTTCGTGGCGCACGCAACAACGTCAGCAAAGATGATAACCGCATCATCAAGGCTTTCAGCCTGACCCATCACCCATTGGACGACTATATCACTCCACAAGACGTTTCTGGTAAGCGTGCTTATGGTTCTGATAATGTCGAGACCACCGACGCTGTATTGGCTCGTAAACTAGCCCGTGTTCGTAAGAGCCACGCTATCACCCTAGAAGCTGCTCGTTGGCACACCCTGACCACTGGTACTCAGTTCAACCCTAGCGGTACTATTGGGTCCCTTTCGTACTTCACCGATTTCGGAGTTACCCAGAAATCCATCGACTTCGTTCTGGGTACTGCTGGTACTGAAGTGAATGAAAAGGCTGAAGAAGGTATTGCTCACATTCAAGACAATATCCAGTCTGGTGAAGTGGCAACTGGTTTTACTTGCTATTGCTCCCCTGAGTTCTTCGGCAAGCTGATCAAGCAAGCTGGCGTTAAGGAAGCTTTTAAGTACTACAGTTCTACTCAAGAAATCCTGCGTAATCGTCCTGGCGGTGAAGGTGTATATCGCTCCTTCTATTTTGGGAATATTTTTTACGTGGAAATTCGCGGCTCATATAACGGTTCCCGTCATATCCCAGCTAACGAAGCTGTTATGGTTCCTACCGGCACTATGGACTGCTTCAAGACCTTCTTCGGCCCAGCAAATAAGTTCGATCTGGTTAACACCTTGGGTGAACAAACCTACGCTTGGACTTACAGCGATGCTAAGGGTGAGAAGATTGAGATTGCATCTGAGTCTAACTTCCTGAACTTGTTGGCACGCCCACAGGTGGTCGTGAAATGTACTACATCGAATTGATAGCGTTTAACGTATTGCGTTAAGACTATCCTAGGCCCTCTTCGGAGGGCTTTTCTTAGCTCATTATTTTGTGAGTTAAGGAAAGAAAAGGAAAAGCATGGCATTAAATGACTTACAAAAAGTACGAGTAGAAGTAGGTGACGTAGATCCTGCATTTCCTATTTTACCTGACAGTACTTATATTTACTTGCTAGAAAAGAATTACAACAGTATTGCTCGTTCGTCTATGGATGCTGCTAGGATTGTTTTAATGCACCTAGCTATGAGGTCTGATGATACTACTGTAGACATCTTCTCTATTAAGGGAAGTAAGGCAGCAGAATCCTATCGTCAAGCTTTGATCTTGTATATCAAAGATCCAAACAATAATCCAATGTATCAAAATTGCCAAGCTTGGTTTGGTGGTGTATCTGTTTCTCAGATGCAATCTAATGATGCTAACTTGGATAACAATATTGTGCAACAACCATCTGTAAGTTACGACACAACTCCAACAGGTTATTTTACATTCTGAGGTGCTTATGTCTAATCAGTTTTTAAGAGCCTCACAGGAAGCTATTGCTAGAAATGGTGTTTTAGTAACTTATAAGAAAAAGGGTGCTAGTACTTACGATCCTGCTTCTGGCGCTGTTGTTAGTACAGATTTGGATTACTCTGTACTATCTTACCCTAAACATATCAGAGCAAGTCAATTTCATTACCCTGATTTGATTGGTAAAGAAAGCTATATGTTCTACATTGCTGGTGAGCAATCCTTTGTTCCTGCTGTAGCAGATAGTATTGTGTTTGATAGCTTTCAATATAAAGTAGACTCAATTCAAAAGCATTTTGCTGGTGGAGTTACTTGCCTTTATAGAGTAATTGCTGTAAAGGGTTAGTATGGTAACAGTAGATACAGCAGACTTGGAAAAGTCCATTGACACTTATGTTGATTTGTTGACTAAGGCTTTGAAGAATTCTGTTACTCAAGTGATGTATGGGACTGCTAATGCAATAGTAGAGAATACTCCCGTTGGTGATACTGACACTTATTACAAACTGTATCTAAAACGCTTTCAGGCGGAAGGTTGGGACATAGAGGAAGGTATGTTACTTGCAAACTGGGGGTTCCATATCAACACTGATGAGGGATATTTTAATAAAGATATCCGGGATACGCAAGGTGATTTAGTAACTAACTCAATCAGGGAAGTAATGGCAGAGTATAAGTTAGGTGATTCAATCACAGCCTCCAACTATACACCATACGCTTTAAGCATTGAAAACGGTCAATCTGCTCAAGCTCCAAACGGGACAGTTAAACCTGCTGAACAAGCCTTGTTAGATATCTACAAAATTCAATTCAAGGATTTCTTAAATGGCTGAAATAGTTAATATCAAAAGAGCCTGTGAGAAACACCTTGCAGCATTGTCACCAAGCGTTGTAACAGCTTATGAAGGAGTTAATTTTGATGCACCTTCTAATGCAATGTATCAGCGTTGCCAGTTTACTATTTCTTCTCCTGACGATCCTGTATTTGGTACAGGATACCATCGAGAGAGAGTTCAATTTCAAGTATTTGTTGTTGACCCTTTAGGTAAAGGAACTACAAATGCACTACAGAGGGCTGAGTTGATTCGTTTGCACTTTGCTAAAGGAACAACCCTAGTTGAAGGTACAACCCCTCTGCATGTTTTAACTACGCCACAGATTGCAGGTAATTCAGTTAGCCAAGGGAAAGTAATTGTTCCTGTGTTGATTGATTTGGTTGCAGAGGTGTATTGAATAGGGGTAGCTCCCCTGAAGGCAATTTTGCCTTATTTTGCAAAATAAAGAAAAGGATACCACATGATCGCTAAAGGCGTAGCTAAGCGCGTTGCTTACAAAAAAGAAGGTTCTGGCTGGGGTGTTTTGGCAGGTGCTGCATCTGGTAAGTACATTCGTCGTGTCACCTCGGATTTTAACTTGACTAAAGACACTTATGAATCAGGGGAAATTCGGACGGATTATCAAGTAAGTTCATACCGTCATGGCGTTCGTAAAGCTGAAGGCTCGATTAACGGTGAACTAAGCCCTGGCTCCTACTCTGATTTCATGCAGTCAGTCCTGGCTCGTGACTTCACAGTAGGTCCAACAGGTACTTCTGCAACCATTACTACTGCTGCTAACGGCTCATTGTGGAATATCTCGCGTGCTGCAGGTTCATTCATTGCAGACGGTATCCAAGTTGGTCATATCGTTCGTATGTCAGGTGGTACTTTGAATGCTGCTAATACTAACAACAACGCTTTGGTTTGTGTTGTAACTGCTGCTATGATCACAGTCCGTGTCCTGTCAGGCACCGACATGGTAGTTGATACAGCAGTTGCCGGTGTTACTGTTTCCACAGTCGGTAAAACAACCTATGCACCCTTGACTGGTCACACTAACGACTCGTATACTATTGAAGAATTCTATTCTGATATCACTCAGTCTGAAGTCTACACTGGTATGAAGGTTGGTGGTTTCAACATGCAGTTGCCTTCCACTGGTTTGACAACTTGTGATATGTCTTTCCAAGGTAAGAACCTTGAATTGACTGGTACTTCTCAATACTTCACTTCACCAACAGTTGCTAATACTAATGGTATCTTTGCTGCTGTAAACGGTGCGTTGATTGTAAACGGTGTACCTCGTGCAGTGATCACTTCTGCTGACATTTCTATTGAACGTGGTCTGGAAGCTGCTAACGTAGTTGGTTCTAACTTTGCTTCTGACGTGTTCA